CGTCTAACAATCATTATTCTGCTTCAGCCTCTTCTTTTGCAAGACTCTCTTCCATCATACGAACAAAGCCGTCTTTACTCACAACCAACTGTTGCTGAATAAAGTTATTCTGATTGATCTTATCATCTATATTCTTTAGATGCAGATATATTTGTTTTTGCTCATCGTTTAGATCGTTGTTCACGTCATACTCTTTATCGTTCAACGTCAAAACTGGGCCATTTTGTTTTTCTTTTTTAGCCATTTTCGACTCCTTGTTTGTTAATTAATCTTTCTTTTGACTATCTGCCCATGCTTTTTTTACTTCATCTGTCCACAAAGTATTCGCTAACGATTTTAACTCATCACTTTCTGCACTTATATCTGAACTTGGGTTAAATGCTTTTCGATTATATTTGTAAGAAATTTCTTTACCATCTTCTAATATAGAGACTTTTGCCCTTTCTTGAATTATCTTATGCTCACCACGAATTTCATAATCGTATGTTGTCTTTTTTTCTAATGCCATTTCTGACTCCTTTTTCTTCTACTTAATTATCCAATTAAGCTGTTATAAATGATGCTGTAATAAATAGATAAAAGTTGCTATCTAAATAGTCATGCGTTAATTGAAAAGTGCTTCCTCCATCATTAGGAGTAACCATAATATCAGCATATTGTGTTCCTCCAGCACATCTTAC